ACATGACACCCAGCGGTTTGATAATCTGCGCTCATACCGAAACAGAGGAGCGCCCGGAACGGGGATCATCCTCAGTTGCGGTAAGCGGCTTTTAGCCGTTAAACTGTTCATGCGTTGGTATCTCCACAATGATCGACACGCCACGACGCCGGGAGCTGCAACTCGCCGGCGTCACCCTTTTCTGGAAGGCAATAAACGCGCGAGATAAGATTGAGAAATGTCATCAGCGTGACGCGGAACTGGTAGGCAATATCATTCAAGCTTTGCCACTCGCCGTGCGTAACCACCCCATCATCGATGTATTCGCGATACGCGCTTACCAGCTCACCGAGCTGCCCGACAAGCTCAGCCAACTTCAGGCCAATCTCTTCGTTTTCATCCTCTGGAACCGCTCCAGGTACGTGGATCCCGTTATCCGTTTCGCGCGAGAACGCATCGGCTATGTAGCTAACCCCAGCGGCTTTTTGCAGGACCATCGCCCAGCCCATCGGGAAGATCTGATCGCCACCAGCGCGCAGACGGTTAAACAACGCATCCTCAGTCACATCGATAATTTCTGCCGCTTCCGCATAGCCACCCGGCAATGCAGCGATAGTCTTGCGTATTGCGGCCACCAGCCACGCTGGTTGCTTTTCTACTTTCCAGTGTTCATTACCCACGGTTAACCCCTTAATTCTGTGGTTACGCTTTAACACGGCTTTCGTTAGGCTTTAGGTAAAGCGCCGGATCAACCTTAAGATCGTTGTTAGTTATGGTCTGGATTTCAAAAGCTCTCCCCTTCGGGATCACGCTTCCCCAACCGGAAACAGAAGCGTGAGAAATACCTAACAGCTTTGCCAAGTTGCTTACGCCACCGAAGTAAGAAAGCACTTCATCTTTGTTCATAAGATCCTCTCATGTAGCAAATGGGAACATCTAAATAGTAGGATATCTTACATATAGAGGTCAAGGATTCCTACATCGAGAGGTGGTAGGATTACCTACATGAAAATGAATGATCGCATCCGCGCGCGGCGCAAAGAGTTAAAACTGACACAGGCAGTGTTGGGGAAGCTCGTTGGAGTTAACCGTGTAACTGTAACTGGATGGGAATCTGGTGATTATGCACCTGGAGGCTCCAACCTTCAGGCACTTTCGGCTGCCCTTAAATGTAATCCACAGTGGCTTATCAATGGAGTCGGTGACCCTGAGAGTGATGCACCTTCTGTAAGCCCTACAGATAAGTTTGGAGTTAAGCAAATACCTGTTTTGACTTGGGTCCAGGCAGGTGAGTGGACTGAATCAGGAACTACAATTACTCAAAACGATGTTTCTGAATGGATTTATACAACCGCAAATCTCTCAGATGAAGGATTTGCGCTTCGCGTCCGTGGCGACTCAATGACAAATCCGAACGGAGCTCCAAGCATTCCTGAGGGTTCCCTTGTAATTGTCGACCCGGATTATGGCGGACCGTACGAAGTTAATGGTCGGATAGTCGTAGCTCAAATTGAAGGTTCGACCGAAGCCACTATTAAGAAATTCGTTATTGATGGTCCGATGAAATATCTCGTCCCATTAAATCCTAATTACAGAGTTCTTGAAGTTAACGGCAACTGCCGGATTGTCGGAGTTGTTAAGCAAGTTGTAACCGATCTCTAAACGCCCTTCACAACAAAAGGTCGCCTTATGCGACCTTTTTTACACCCTTTAATGTAAGAAATCCTACTTTTGATATTGACACCAAAAGGTAAGTTATCCTACATTAAAACACAACGTATGACGCATGCCCCGTTAGCGGTCCGGTGGGTTCCCTTGACAGTATCCCTGACCCAAGCGGGTAGCCGGAATGTGCAAGCCAGCCCCGTACTTCGGCCTGAGCGATTCACCATCGTGGCGATTCGGTGTGACCACCGGGAAGAGTCCGGTAAACGCAGCGGCTAAAAGTGTGCTCTCGGATAGCTAAGGATTTCGATAACGGTGTGGCGGGCCTGCTCGACGCTCTCAGTGTAACCGGGAATTTCGACAGGAGCCTCCATGATGAAATCCACAGCATCATCGGTGCTGATGGTGCCATCAGTGATAAGAGCCGAGAGAAGCGCAATGGTGAATTCAGAACGTGCGACGAGGTTTACAACGTTTTTCTCGGCTACTGCCTGAGCCTCTTTCAGGCGGGCAATTTCGAGAGTCAGTTGGTTGATTTGTTGCTGCAGCACCGTGTCCATATTCGAACCCTTCTCGTTGGGTGAGAACACCAGGACACCACCGAACCTGATGTGGTTAAAAGCCAGGCACACAACATGAAAGCGCACTCCTTCTCTCATCAGTTATGGGTGGCAGGTGTGATTAAGCGGGAGTGCGCTTCCAGTTGTGGTGAATTGCAGCCGCTTCGACGGTAACCAGAAGATAAGCGTCTGGCACCACACAACAGTATAAATGCCAACTGGTAGTTTTTGGCGGTGTCGGATCTTTCCCGTGAGGGCGCCGCAATTTTTTCTCATAACTGTAAGCGCGTTCCGGCCTCTTCCCCTGAGTGTCTGGTCGTTAATGCAAACCCCTTCCGGATCGCGCTTTCAATTATGTGGAGATGCCACAGGCGGTTGCAGCCGCCCGCTTCATTAAGCGCCCTGCTCCGGGCGTTTATTAAAGCGAACAGTCATTAATTATCGCCACCCGGCGAGGGATTCGTGCATCCAAAAATCGCGTGTTGCAGCGCGCAAAGGAGATACAACGCAATGAGACAACAACTGGCATCAATGACCATTATCGAACTGGTGAGAACTGCCAACAGTTACGCCACCAGCATCAAGCAGACCAGTGTTTATTCGGATCTGATTAAAGAGCTGTCTTCTCGCCTCGAAGCTCTCAATCTTGCTTATATTGCCGCAGCGCGCCAGCAATCTCTTGCTGATGATGATGTTTTGATTAGAGCGCTAACTACAATTGCGAACTTTGAAGAGATAAATGGCGACACGGTTGTTTGTGATTTCTCCACGCTGGTTTCTGTTGCTGCGGGCGCACTGTATCAATTTTATGGGACTCAGATCCGCAACCATCCAGAACCATCACCCGAAGCGGCAGCCATCGCCCGCCAGTTTGAGCGGGTGAAAGGGGTGCATGATGGCAACTGAAATCATTGACCAGGCCAACGAGCTGGTAGAGCTCAACATGGCGCACGCCTTACAACGCATTCGCATCGACCGTAATAGGGCGTCAGCCGAGCATTGCGAAGAGTGCGGCGAGGCTATACCGGAAGCGAGGCGCGCTGCTGTTGCTGGTTGCAAGACCTGTGTGGATTGCCAGCAGCTGATTGAATTGGGGGCAGGCCATGCTCGCTAAATTATTCGCACTACTGAAAGGTAACAGGGCTGAAAGCACCGAGTTCGACTACACCAAGCAAACCTGGGGCCACGCCCTGCGCTTCGTTCACGGCTTCAAGGAAAAGGGAAAGATGGAGATCACCGGCCATTACTTTGGCGCCGGTCTGATTTACGAACCGATGCCTAGGAAAGGTGACACCTTCGCGATTTCATTTACCAACAACCGTATCGGCGTTCTCCGCGTTCACTCCATTAAGTTCTACCGCGATCCGAGTGACATGTTTAATGCCACTGTTTCATTCGAGGGGTTGAAGCGCTAATGGCCAGCAAACTGAAATTACGGCGACAACGGCGCTTGCGCGAAGACGTGATCTGGTGGCGCGCTGAAGCGATGGATTGCAAGGCGCGGCTGCTGGAACTGGCAAAGCTAATGGAGGAAGCCAAGCGCCAGAGAGTTCCAATGCCGGTGCTCGTCCCTGCCCCGATCATGAAACTGGTGGATCCGGCCACCAGCGAACCAAAGATTTGTTTGAAATGTTACGACGGCGCCAGGCTTGGCTGCTCGTCATGTGCGTACAGATTGAAATAGCCGGTTGCAGCCGGCAGTGGAGAACCGACCATGATTCAGATGTTGACGCTTGAGGAATGGGCAGCAGATAAATATCGCAGCAATCCGCCGAGTGTTTCCACTCTTCGCCGTTATGCAAAACAAAACCTTTTTTCGCCACCAGCGATGAAGCAAGGGAGATTGTGGCGTGTACGTGAAGATGCGGAACTGGTTGGTGAATTAGCTTCGCCCATTATCAAGAATTCTGATTCACCAAAGTTATTAAGGATCCTTAACGATGGCTGCCAGACCCCGTAAAAATAATGTCAGCGTACCGAATCTATATCCACTATATAGCCGCAAGGTCAACAAGGTTTACTGGCGCTATAAACACCCTATCACGGGAAAATTTCATGCTCTCGGCACCGATGAAGCCGAGGCTATAGCGATTGCTACCGAGGCTAATACTCGCCTAGCTGAGCAGCGCTCTCGCCAGATCATGGCGATAAGCGACAAAATCGCTACCAGCAAAGGTAAGGCTATAACCGCAAACACCTGGCTCGACCGTTACTGGAAGATCCAGGGTGAAAGACTGGATAGTGGCGATATTAAGCTGAACACCTATAAGCAAAAGGCCAAGCCAGTAGCTTTGCTTCGTGAGCGGGTAGGTATGAAGCTGATTTCGTCGGTAGATGTGCGAGATATAGCTGAAATACTGGAAGCCTACATTTCAGATGGACAACCGAGAATGGCGCAGGTGATACGCTCAGTTTTAATCGATGTATTTAAAGAAGCTCAACATTATGGAGAGGTTCCCCCAGGGTACAACCCCGCCCTCGCAACAAAGCAACCGCGTCGGCGTATAACACGGCAACGCCTTAATCTGGAGGAATGGCAGAAAATTTTCGATATTGCCGACGCAAACCACAAGTATATGGGTAACGCTATGCTGTTAGCCCTTGTGACCGGTCAGCGTTTAGGGGATATCTCCAATATGAAATTTAGCGATATCTGGGATGATTATCTTCACATTGTCCAGGAAAAAACTGGAAGTAAGATCGCCATTCCCCTCGCGCTGAGGTTAAACGCAATCAACTGGAGCTTGCGTGAAGTAGTCGCGCGGTGCCGGGATTATGCAGTTAGCCCGTATCTGGTTCATTTTTTCCGCGCTACTTCTCAGGCTGAACGTGGGGCTCAAGTGAAATCAAACACCATTACAATGAATTTCAGCAAAGCACGGGATAAAGCTGAGATTGACTGGAGCGGCGGTACACCTGCGACGTTTCACGAGCAACGGTCGCTGGCAGAACGTCTATATGAAGCTCAAGGGATCGATACGCAGAAGCTGCTCGGTCATAAATCACCGAACCAGACAGCTCGATACCATGATGACCGTGGTAAGGGCTGGGCAGTAGTCACACTTTAATTTACACATGATTGAATTAAAAACCTTCGATCAGCTTCTTCAAATGTTTGCCGATGGCTTCAGACATCTTTGGCGGTACAGCGTTTCCGATTTGCTTGGCACGCGATTGAAGAGAACCAGTAAATTTATAATCAATTGGAAAAGTTTGCAGGCTAGCTGCTTCGCGAACGGAAATAGCCCTATGCTGTGTCGGATGGCCAAAGCGTCCATTAGAATAACTTATACAGCGAGTGGTTAAACCGCTTGCAGGCTTATCCCAACTGAGACGCCCATAAACATCGGTATGACCTTTATGATTACGATGACAGTTTAAAATCAACTCTTCAGGCCAAAATTCACGGCTTCCACCCTCTGGGGTTGACTTGATCCTTTTGAGGTTAATCTCAGTTAGTTTTGCTGCTTCATGATCAGGTACGATACCATGTTTTTCTCCTGCGTTTATAGGAGGGAGGTTGCCTATCCAATCTCTTACAGTGGAGAAAGGATTGTCACTTCCGCCATGGGTAGGGAGGGGCAGTTGAACCGGGAAGTTTTTAGCCGCGAGTAATACTAAACGTTCCCTGGTTTGTGGTACGCCAAACCAAGCAGCTGGCATGACTTTATAATCAAAGCTGTAGCCACTTTCAGTTAATTTATCCAAGAAAAACTTGAACGTACCTTCATTTTTATTGAACTTTTGCATACCAGGAACATTTTCAATAAAAACGAAATCAGGCATATAATATGAAACGAATCTTGAAAATTCCTTGAGAAGATCCAATCTCGGATCATCGTCTTTTTTATTAGAATTTTGTTTGGAAAAAGGCTGGCAAGGTGCACAGCCCGAAAATAAAATATATTCATCATCATCAACATTAATCAAATGCAAAATAGCATCATCTGAAATATCTCTGATGTCAGCATTAATGAAAGTAGCCTGAGGAAAGTTTGCCCGAAACGAATTAGAGGCATCATGATCGTAATCCAAGCCAAACACAATTTCCATGCCTGCTTGACGGAAGCCTTGGCTAGTTCCACCACAACCAGAAAAGAAATCAAACACTTTGATTTTCTTCAT